TGGGCCTCCTGTAGGATATGAGTGTTCAACCAACCACCACAGAACGATGCTCGCATCAATCATCCGCACCAAGGTCCGATCTGCCATCATCAACAACGGACCCCAGACCTGCAGTGAACTGGTCAAGTCTCTTGGATTGGATCCCAAGCGCCACAAGGGCACCATCCACGCCATTATGTGCGACATGGAATCCGATGGAGTGCTTTGGGCAGAACTGCACCACAAGACCCTGAAGCGTAGCAAGTGGCACCTGTCCACTGGTGCGATCCGCAAGCGTGACCGCATCGCTGCTCTCTTTATGTGATCTTAAGGTTTGGGAGGCGTTACTGCCTCCCATCCGTGCTATGCTTACAGCAGTTCAAACCCACACCGATGATCTACTCTCCCGCCTCTTCCATTGATGACCGCTCCCGCGTATGGGTCGGCCGCCTGCCCGATCACGATGCTGAAATGGTGATCAGCAGTCAGACTCCTCCCTCTTGTGGATCGCCTGCCTGGTTTGTTGCTGCCCGTGAGAGCGCCCGCTCTGAAGTTCCTGACATCATCGGCACCGATGGTTGTGATGGTTGCATCGTATGGGCGAAGTCATTATCTAAATCCTGAATCCCTTAAGATTCTGGGGGCGGCATCGCCCCCATCCGTGCTACAATTAACGCAGTTCAAACCCACCACCATGAAGTTCGCCACCCTTGATCTGACCGACATGCCTAAGCAGACCCACCGCTGCACCAAGGTGACCCGTAAGGTGATCGATCTGCTGGATGAGGCCGGCAACGTGATCGGTGAGATGGTACAATACGAACGGGTGATGGAGAAAATCTAGTCTAGATATATGTCACGAATTATCAAAAATCTAGTCTAGAAATATCACAATAATTCATAATATCATATAATGATTCATAATATCATTATATGATATTATCATATAATCTCAACTATATTATATTAATTATTATAATACATGGTATTATACCATGTATTATTCTACATCTAGTTCAATCAAACTAGATTATAAATTATCACAAAAAAAGGCAGAAGGTAAAAGATACCTTCTGCCATAATAATTCATCAGAAAATAATAATCACAAAATGTCGCAATTATTCACATTTCATTTCATGAATGAAATTCATGAAATCTTATAATCTTTTAATCTAGATGTAAAGAAAGGCAAAACAGATCATTCTAACCACAATAATTATCCCCTGTCAACATCGATCAGAATTTGTTATTGATCAGAAATGCTGATCAATCATAATTCTCTAGTTTTTGTGTGCATTTTTTACAAAGGTTCATAAAAAGGACTTTAGGTTTTCTTTCGCTGATCTTTAGGTTTCCTCCCTTGTTTTCGGGGGGCAATCGCGGCAGTCTTGACCCGTTCCCAACCACCGACCGAGCATGACTACTTACCTGAGACCAGAAGGGGCGATTCATTGCGATGAACATGGGTGTTGTATCAGTGATCACACTGTAGCAATTCGCGACAGTGTGGTGAAACGGGAATGTTTCAACATGATTAAGATCTTAACGGATCGCCTGCCCGATTCTCATGAGACTGGCAGGCCTGGTGTGACACCTGCCGAAGTGGTTTCATCATGGGGGACCTGATGAGGTTCTGACCTATTATTAGCAAGTCTTCAACCACAGACACATCAGCATGATTGCTCATTTCGATCGTTTCGACGTTGTCGAGGCCTGGTTTGTATTTCTGTCTGAGTATCACGAAGGGCAGGATTCTAAAAAATACGCCAGACTGTCTCACATCCTGTCGTATTTCAAACCGTCACCAAATGTGATGTGTGGCAACTTGTCTGAAAATGCTCAGGCAATCTATCAGAACCTGGTGGATAAAGAGGAGCGCAACTAATGCCTAACACTTGCGGCAACCCTTACATCTATTGTGAAAAGGCACGATTAAAAGCGAAAAATGCAACATCAAAACAAAACCTCACAACACTTGAGCGGGCATTTTTTGAAGCGTTCAATGCCTCAGACTCTGACATACAGAGGACAAAAATATAATAAAAACATAATTAAACCCACCTTATCATCATTTAAATCCATGACTGAAGAAGAATTCTTCTATTCCAACCGTGCGCCTGCCGCTAACGCTATGTTTCACACTTGTGTGACTCTAGCAATGGGTTTCACTTTAGGTATGGGATTGTGTCTCATTCTTTCTAAGGGTATGTCACAAATGGCACGGGGTAGATGTACACTTCCCCAATACAGTCAGACACACAAACTTGTCAATCTTCAATCTTTCTGGGGAGACACTTCTTATTGTGTAGATAAAAGGTATCTTTAAAATCTAGTTCAAAATCTAGTCTAGGATATGATGCCTTAACAGTGCGTTCACTGGATTCCCCACTAACACTTAATCGTCTGTGGTTGGATTTATTAAGTGTTAGGTGAACGCACCCTTAAGGCATCTATCCATGGTATGATTCAGAAGTCTTCAACCACAGACGCCAATGATTCGCCGCAATGCAACCGAAGAGGATTTTCAGAACTGGGAGGCATACGCCAGAACCCTGACTGATGCTGAGTTAATCTATGCCGCTCGCGACTGCCGCAAGGTTGAAGCGATCTGGCGCAGGCATGACCCTATGGTAGAGGGATTCTACAGCGACCAGGCATCAACCTATGGGATGGAATTGGCACGTCGCCGAAACCATGGTAGACTTTAGGAGTCTCCAACCACAGACACCATGTCCGACTTTCACAACACCTCACTAGATCAACACGAAGCGCAGCAGCGCCGCGATGATGCGGCAGCGGCGCTAGAACTTAGTGAGATGACTCTCAACAACTGCTGGCGGCATCAGGGGTTCTGCGATTTTTATCAAGACGTTGCGATCGCTGCTGACAAGACCATGGGGGCCGAGGAACACTACGATCGGTGGGAGGATTGTGAACCCGCCCTGCTGGTGGTTCTAGATTATTTCTGCAACCACCACACCGCTGCAGACTGCGCTGATGCCATCCTCCAGGGGGAGGCAGAAGCAGCGCACGAACAACAGTTCCGTGACCATGTATCCTACTGATACGGGGGGGGATTCTCCCCCCTTGTCAACCCCTTGTATCATTAGCAGTGCTGAACAGTGCCTTATGCGTGATAAGCAGTTATTATAGGGGGGATGGGGGGGTCCGCCCGCCGCCATGCCCCC